GCTTAATGTTTTCCATTTGAATGTCGCCGATCCTGGAACTTTCGCCAACATCTTACCTACCCATGCGCATTCAGGAAAGTCTGTCGCTTCATTATTGTGTATAAGATAGGCTTCTCTGTCTGCGTTTCTTCCAGTAAGATCATCCGGGTCTTCCGAACATCCGAAGAAATATTTTTTATTAGCATTAGCCCATGTTCCGGCATCATGCAAATCATCGCCATCCCTCGAATCGATTACTATTCCATAAAAATCGTTATAAGTCTCAATCAATGTAGTCAATGCGTCATCATAGTCTGTCGCGTCTGCTTTTCTAAATACTGCCACGCTTGAAACATGTGGAGACTGCGCGAACATTGCGGAAGCCATCAAATATTCATTGTCCGTGCTTAGATAACCTGCGTCTGTTAAATCCGTCAATTCAGCCGCCACTGTCACACCTGTCGCCGCTGAACCTCCTGAGCCTAAAATCAGCGGCAAAAAACTTTGTTCCGTTAATCCCAATGTACCCGCTGAAATGTTAATGGTAATATCGTTTATAAAGCTGCCCATGTTTTTCCTCCTATGGTTCTGTTATAATAATTTCTTCTTCCTGTACTGTGTCGATAGTAGGCGTAACTTCGATTATTTCAATCGCTTCAATTGTGTCTACTGGCGATCCATAATAATCTAATCGAATATCAACGCCTAATCTATTCTCGTAAAATGTTTCCAGATATATTGTTCTGTCTTCAATCTGGTTATTCATTACTCTTAAAACTACATTATTTAACTTTGCTACATCTTGACAGGCTGCTGACTTAATCCATTGTAACGCTGTCGTAGTCTTTGCCCATAAGTCTTGTATGTCCTGCCCGATGAAAGTTAAGCTCATTACTTGCTTCGACTGTTCATACCGGTTTAAATTGACCTGATCTCCGTTCGCTTCCGGTACGATTAAATTCTGATAGTCTCCCTCTTCCTGACTTGAAATGATCTTCCAAGATAAATACGGATATGCAGGCTTGTGTCCGCCCTGATCTGCCATCTGAATGTTAATCCCGGAATTAACCGCTATCCCGGAAACTATTGCGTTAATCCTGCTCGCCGGTATCATCTATCTTTTTCCCGATATATATTGAAAAACTTCCTTCAAAACTTCTGTCCTGTAAACTATCTACTTTATAACTTTCATCATTATGATATAAAATTGACTTTAACGATATTGACGGCGATCCGCATTCGTAAAACTTCTTGTCCTGCATCGTATAATTTCCTTCTCCGACAAACTGTAAGTCCTTAAAAGTCATCGGGAATACCGCCAATCTCTTTGCCACTCCCGTTACATAAGTTATCGTCAATCTTCCTGAAGCGTCAAACGCCTCTGAAATAAATATGTCCGCCGTCACGTCCTGAGAAAATTCCGTTACTACGTTTATCATACTGTCCTATGACTTATCCCTTGTGATAGCCGCCCAGTATTAACAAGCGTCTTATTCTTACCGCCTTTTTGCTCTGTTGTAAATGGATGATTGCCCGGTGGTATATTTGTTTTAATCTTTGCCTGTATTGCACCTGTCATGAATAAACCAACTTTCTCTGTTATCATCTTTACTGGTATGCTTAAATTTGTAATGCTTTCCGCTATATCCATTATTCTATTCTGATTTTTTTTTAAATCAAACGATGATCTGAAAAATGATCTCTCTGGAATAATGATATACTTAGTTGTCTTTTTAAGATGAAGTCCTAAATAATTTAAATAGTTTCTCATCTTTTCGCTTATTGGAATTTTCGCACCGTACTCATTTGACCTTGCAACAATCGCTAATTCCGCATCACCTAAAATTCCAACATGAACCTGCTTCCGGGTTAATTCTTTTACTCTCTTTTTAAGTTCGGGAAATCTATTGTTATCGATTATAGACATCTGTCCGCCAATCCTTCGATCTGTAATTTTATTTTATAGAATTCCCGTTCCCAGTCTGTACTTATAAAGTTAGTATAAGCATCAACCCCACCATAACTGATTGAAACATCCGCTATACTCTTTGACCTGATATTACTCTTGCCCTGATCTGCCACGCTCAACAAATGACAGGCTTTATAACGCTGAAGTTCGTTAAATCTCGCATGACCTGAAGTGTATCCAAGTGCTTCAACATAATTCTTTGCATCTGATAAATGCTGATTTAATACATCATCCGACACCGGTATAAGTGCCGGATGAGTATTTCTCATTTCTGTTAATGTGGCTTCTGCCATTTAGATTCCCTTGCCAACGTATAAACACGCCGGATAACGTACAATAACACCAGCTGTCTTCATCTTAACTGCCATCTCAACAGTACCCACGATATCCTGAACAGGCTGACCTCTCTCTATATCATAAAGGAGTGATAGCTGTACGTTCATCGGATCGTTATCAAGCACCATGAACCAGTCAACCGTATCGCCGTTATTAATTGCTTTCATCTGATTAGTAACTACAATTTGATCGAAGTACATACCATCAGAATTAAGCCACTGTAAAAGCGTCCTTGAATCCCCGGTATCGCTGAAAGGCAATGCCAAAAGATTATATTTTTCAGGCGGGAGAACAAGCACACGAGCTTTGTAAAACTGATCTTTCTGTACTGTCTTCATCGCTGTATGAAGGTCAGTAAGTTTTTCTCTTGATGTTTTATTGATCCAGAGTCGTTTCTCTGCTGCTGTTCCTGAATAAGCACCTTGTGCAACATTTTTCATTGTGCCTAAATCAGTTCCGTAGAAACTTGAATCAAAAATACCTTTAATGCCTAAATTAGCATCCCCGGCAAAAGCTAATTTACATTCAGTTTCAAATATATAACGTCTTGCGGTTTCAACTCTCAATGTATCAAGCTGAATCGCCGGCCCCTTACCGAGTGCCCTCTTAGCCTGAATAGCTTCAAGTTCATCCTGCGTATATCTTACGCCTGATGCAATCGTAAAGGCTTTCTGTGTTATACGTTCGCCAGATTCACCGACAAAAGGAACGTCTTTAGCTCCGCCCCCTGATGCCAATATCTTCGCTTTTCCGTTTCTGACATAATAGTCATATCCGATTTCCTGCGCGTATCTTGCATAAGAAGTATTTAAACTAAATACTCGCCTATGCGGAAGTTCTTCGACTTTTGGCGTATATAATACGTTATCAATCTGAAGAAAATCGTCTTGTGTAAATAATCCATGTTCAAAAGGCATATTATTTCCTCCTATATTCTAAGTATCCGCTGTGATTGTGAAAGGCGGTGATAAGAAAAGTTCAACAGCCGTACCGCTTGCGCCAGTACCACGCCATTCTGCTCCAGTTAAAAGAACTGTTTTATTTGAAACTTCTGTTTTACAGAATGCACCAGGAGTTCCGTCTGTATGTCTTACTCGTACAGAATCCCCGGCAACAATAGCCTCTTCAACGTAAACCATAACAACGCCCTGATCTACTACCGGAACAGCATCGCCGTTTTCAAAAAGTCCGTTATCAAGATCACCAGCTTCTACTGAATAACCAGCAACGCCTCTGAATTTTCCAGACGCTGAAGAAAACAGTTTGACTTGATCCGCAACATCGCCATCCATTACCGCCAGCCCAAATCCGATGTTAGTTCCGCTTGCTGCGGCTGTTCGGATATTTGTCATCGGGTTATGTTCGGCTATCCTGCCAAGACCTAATTTTTTATTAGTGTAATAACTTTCAACAGGTATCATTATTTAGCCCCCTTGTTCATAAAATTTTCGTGTATATGAAGCAAGTTTTCCCGTTTCTGTTCGATTGCATTGGAGTCTATCCTTGTTTTCGGATTCGTTACGGATATATTATTTGCTTTCACTTTTAGCAACTCACAAGCTGCGTCATATCTTGCGTCAATTGCCTCATCTGATAATTCATCAACCTTAACGCCTTCTTTAAAAGGCAGTCCGGCTGCTATTATCTGAACTTTGATCTCTTTGTTGGAAAGACCGTCTACTTTCATGTTTGCATCAACTGACTTTGCAAATTCAACAAGCTTGAACTTCTCTGCTGATTCTTTATCAACCATTCCCGGCAGGCTTGACTGGAGTTCATCATATTTCTTTTTCCATTCATTCGCCTTATCCGTAGCTGTATCAAGATCAACTTTCAGCTTTTTCACTTCGTCCGAATTACCGGAGTCTGTCTTTAGCTGCTCAACCTTTGTTTTCAGATCGTTATTATCGGTTTTAAGAGTATTGATTTCCTTTATCTTCTCTTTGAGATCAGTCCTGATAGTTATGAGTTCCGAAAAGATTTCAGGAGCGACTTCAATATCTTCTTTACCGTCAAAACGCCTGTATTTTAATGATTCTGAAGTGTTACCTTCAACTGTCCATCTTGGCATATCTTGCCTCCTGTCTAAATGTATTTTTATACTTTCACCTGCCCTGCCATGTGTTACCATAGCAGCGTGGTTAATCATAATATTTTTCTGTCTTATGTTGTACTGCTGTTGTTCGTAGAATCCTGTTTCCGGTTCAAGCATTGAAGTAAATCCAACGCTTACCTCGTTCTGCTTTTTATCCATAATTCGCTTAATTAAATCAGCGTCATATATAAGAGCGTCTCCGGTTATTTCATTATTCTCAATCCTAACATTTGAGATATTACCTTTGATAAATTTTTTGTAATTATTTGAATCAACTAAAACATAATCTCCGTTTTCTTCAGGATGATTATCCGTTATCGGAATACCTGCCTTGATTGATTCCATTGTTAATGCTGAAAATAAGTCTTCCGGAAGTTTGGCTTCATTCGTAACTATGCCATTGTCTGCGTACTTAAACACACCCGGGCGCGCGATAGAAATCTTAGCTTTCAAAAATCCGTTTTCAAGTTGAACGGCTTTAAGTTCTGCACGATCAAATTTGATGTTCAATATTATGTCTCCTAAATTTTAGGCATAAAAAAAGCCGGCCACTTGTTTGTGGTCGGCTGTAATATTTCAACTGTACCGAGGTACTATTTAAAACTGTTATTCAATTGTATCTTAATCTTTACTGTCTTATTGCAATGTTCCGCATCTATCTCAATATGTACGTTTCGGTTTATCTCCTTTATCAATTCTAAAACAGCAATTCTTAACTTGTCTTCAAATTTTTCAATCTCAATCATAAACTATTCATAACCATTTAATTTGTCAATTATTATTTTAATAATTCAAGCCCTCTATTACCATTTTTTTTATGTATATGATTACATTTTATTTTACAATAATTTGCGATTCTATAATTTTTTGCATCTTGGCAAATCCACGCATCCGGGAATGCACCTAAATTATTTTCATCCCATCTAAACGAGTACTTCTCTATTATTTCTCGTTTATATAATGTACATCCTGATAATACATGATTTACATATACTATATCATTACTAAAAAATAAATCATCACCATGAAACCCATGATAATATAATCCACCTATAATATCAGCCTTGTCTATAACTTCCATAAAATAATTTAACCATTCTTTATCTATAGGACATACATCTGATTCAAGAATTATAAAATATTTACAATTTGTTTTTAAAAATTGCTCTCTTAGTTTCAAAAGACTTTCAGTAACATTTCTTAAAAATAATGTCCTTTGATTTCCCCTGCTTACGTCTATATGATTTACTTCAGCTTTATTATTACATAAAATTTTAAGCCTATTAACGTAACCAGTTATTGAATTATCTATTACGCTTACTTTTGCTTGTTCGATATTGCTATTTAATAATGTATTAAAAAATAATTCATCGCAATAAGATTTACATTCATTCGTGTACACCGCAATAAAGCAATCCTCAAACATTAAATACCTCCGGGTCATTCTCATGTTTTTTGCATTCATCAATTACGTCTTGCTCTGTTATTCCATGATGTTGTATTGTTAATCCATGTTCAAGATTATATTTGCTTTGTCTTAGCATTCTGTTTTTAACACGTCTTTCTATACAAAAAGATAAATCTGCGTTTGACCAATGTGCCCCTTGAATATTTATATCAACCGGATTAACGTCTGAGATTGTATGATTACCAACTCCCCAAGATAATGGTAAACCTGATTTAACTATTATTGGTTTTTTATATATATTCAATAATTCTCCGTGTTTTCTCTGATTTATGACAGGAATATTTATATCTAAATCTTTTTCTGTTATATGTCTATAAACATTATAAAGATCAATTACTATACAATTAACATCGAATGTTTTTAATGTATCTTTATCAATAAAAATAAATTCATCAGCATCAACGCAAAATACTCTTAATCCTTCAGGCAATGTTTTATAAAAGGAATTTATTTTATTTGTTTTTAGTTGATCGTCCATGCCATCAGGAAAAGTAAACGGTATTATGTTTACTTTAGAATTATTCTGGAGTAATTCTAATGTTTTATCTGTGCTGTCGGTATCATATATAATATTAAACTTATCGCAAAAGTCATAATGCTTAAAATAAAATGGCAATAAAAATTGTTCATTATAAACAAAAGTTAATGTTTCAATTCTCATATTTATTCCAGTTTATATTTATTGTGTTTTCTTCGACTTCGCCCCTGTCCCCTCTATACGCTCCTGGCTTCTCTACGCAATGACTTTTAAGATATTCAATTGTATAAGGTTCTTGAATTAATTCATAATCCCCTAATTCACAGTCATGTCCAATAAGCCCTTCAAGAAAAGATAATGATATTTTTTGCTTCTTATTACATATCAATTGTCTTTCCTGCGGCACACATCCACCGCATAAATCACAAATAGGTTGCTGTGTATGCCAGTCATTTTCCCACCATCTGTCTTTTATATCCCAACCTTTGATATTAAAAAGATAGGCAATTGCACCCGCAATTTCACAATGAAAAGCCCCATTAGGGTTTATTGTGCCACACCATTTTAATCTGAAATAGCATTGTTCCTGAAATTCTTTTCTTAATTCATTATTTTCAATCATATCTATTGATGATAAAGTTAATGGTTGATGTTTGCATGTTTCAAGTTGATTATTATTATGCTCATTAAAGGCTATAAATCCAAAAGTATCTTCTATGCAATTTTTATATTTTGATGTTTTCGGATTGATAGAAGTCCATAGACCATATTTAGAACGTGGATTATATTTTAATAATAACTTACAAATTTCTGTAAAATTTGGATGTAGTTGAGGCTCTCCGCCTATTATTCCTACGGGATTTAACCAACTTGCACAAGCTTTTATTGCCTGTTCAATTTGCTCAATAGGCATATAATATCGTTTATTTTCAGGAATATGTCTTTCAAATCTCGAACAATAAACACAATTATTTATATGACAATAATTCGTTATATCTATTTGTGAAAACCATTTCATACTTTCTCTAATACCGCCTTAGTCATTATTATTTTACCCTGCATATCAATATCAACTAATTCATTTATTTTGAAATCGCCTTTAAATCCATATCTTGAATTTAATAAATGCCATGCATAATTTTTACTGCTTGAAAAATATTCAAATGAGTTTATATTCCAGTATGAACAATGTTGAGGGTCTTGGAAAGCCCCCCTGCCATCTGTTGAAGGAACATATATTTCAGCTA